TCTCGTGACGAAGAATGGAAGAGAGAAATGATCGCAGCTACAAGCTACGAACAATTTCTACAAGAACATTGCGTGGTCTTTCGTGGTAGTCAAAAATCTTTGTTAAATGCTGCAACACTTGAAAAATTGGTACATAGAGAACCAGATGAAATAAAAAATGACGTAAAAATATATCATGATGTTGAAGACAATCATATTTACGCAACAATAGTAGACGTTAGTAGAGGATTAGGTCAAGATTTTAGCGCATTTATTGTTTTTGATGTAACAGAAATGCCTTATAGAGTAGTAGCGACATATAGAAATAATAAAATATCACCAGTATTATATCCTAGCGTTATATTTTCTACGGCTACTCATTACAACAATGCGATGGTTTTGGTTGAGATAAACGATATCGGTGAACAAGTAGCTTCTATTCTATACAACGAATACGAATATGAAGAATTACTGATGACAAAATCTGATAAGAGCAGGCAGATAATTTGGTATGGAAGCGATTGTAAGCTTGGTGTTAGAACAACTACTGCGGTTAAGTCTGTTGGTTGTTCTAACATCAAAACTTTGATTGAGAATGAAAAGATTGAATTGAACGATAAGACGGTCATTGATGAATTTGGTACATTCATACCCAAAGGAAAAAGCTACGAAGCAGATTCTGGTGCCAATGACGATTTTGCAATGTGCTGTGTTCTCTTTGCATGGGCAACAACACAACAATACTTTAAAGATATGACAGATATCAACACTCGCGTTGAACTCTTGAAAGATAAAGAAAACAACGAACAACTAACCCCGTTTGGATTTATTGAGCGCGATTTTGATCCATCTGATGGGCAAGGTGAAGATGAAACACAAAACCCATTTGGAATAAAACAAGGGGTAGTTGACAGAAATGATGCATTTTTTGACGGTTTTTAATTTTAAGCCGGTCAAATCATAAATAGAATCAGACACAAATAAAACAAACCAATTATGAGGTTTTCAAATAAATATGACTTCTCCAAGTGTAATTTCAAAAGAAAAAGATTTAACCTTCACTATCCAGAGCATTACAACTAATGCCACTGGTTATGTGGGTATGTTTCGTTGGGGGCCAGCTAACGAGATTGTTAGTATCACTACCAACGAATCCGAACTGGTAAAGCGATTTGGCGAACCTGATAAACAGACCGCGCTATACTTCCTTTCTGCCGCAAACTACATGCTATATGGTGTTCCTTTGCAGGTAGTTCGTGTAGTTGGTGATGGTGCCTTGAACTCGATTGATTCAGTTGCTGATGCAGCTAGTCAATCTCCTATTCTGGTTGCAAATGAATCAAGCTTTGACGTTCTTACTGATGCATCATTCACCACACAAGTTCCGGCCTTTATTGGTCGTTATGCTGGTTCGCTTTCTAACTCTATTAAAATTTCTGCCGCTGATTCAACAGGATTTGATGGTTGGGAATTTGAAGATCAATTTACCTATGCACCAACCAGCGACACATTCAACCTGATCGTAATTGATGAAGATGGTTTGATAACTGGTACTGTTGGTGCAGTAATTGAAAAATACGAACTACTTTCAAAAGTTTTAGGCACAAAGAAAATTGATGGTACTAGCGCATATGTAGTCGAAGCCNTTAAAAATCAGTCAAACTACATCTACTGCTATTCAGCAGATGAGATTCTGTTTACAGAATCTGGTAGTCTTGGTTTGTTTGAAGCATCACTTACAGGTGGTGTAGATGACAACGTACAAGCTAATGGTGACTTTGTAACCGCTTTTGATATTTTTGCTAACTCAGAAACTGTTGACATCGTTCGACTTATAACTTCTGGTGCAAATCCAGCCGCTAAAATTCGCGCTGTTGATGTGTGTGAAGGTCGCGGTGATTCTGTTGCCTTTGTAGCTCCTGAATTGGGTGATGTTTATAATAACCTGACTGCTGTTTCTGATGTTAGAGAGTTCTTTAACACCACACTCAATAAAAACACTTCTTATGGATTTGGTGTTGATAACTGGAAACTGGTTAATGACAAGTACAATGATACCACTATGTGGATTCCTTGTGATTCCGATGCCGCTGGTTTGCATTCTCGTTTGTTTGTTACCGCAGAACCTTGGTTCTCTCCCGCTGGTCTAAACCGTGGGCAGTTGAAGAACGTTATCAAGCTTGCATGGTCGCCTAACAAGACACAGAGAGATGTTTTGTACAAAGATGGCATTAACTCTATCATCTCATTTCCCGGCGAAGGAACTGTGTTGTTTGGTGATAAAACACTGCTTAAAGCACCTTCTGCTTTTAATCGCATCAACGTACGTACTTTGTTTATTGTTATTAAGCGGGCTATTAGTCGTGCGGCTAGATACCAGTTGTTCGAACTCAACGATCCTATCACACGTTCATTGTTCAGAAATGCTACTAATCAGTATCTTGATAACATCCAAGGTCGCCGTGGCATCTATGAAAAACGTGTAGTTGCTGATGAAACAAACAACACACCACAAGTAATAGACAGTAATGAATTTGTTGGTGATATCTACGTGAAACCTGCAAGATCAATAAATGTGATCCGGTTAAATTTTGTATCAGCAGGCACAGGCGCTGACTTTACTGAACTAGAAGGCGCGTAAATCTTAAATTGTGTGGGGATTTTCCCCACACAATTTTCATATAAATAAGTTATATAAGACAAACAATTAGAAGGAATAAAATAATGGGTTCCACGATTTCCGAATTTAAAGCAGCCCTCACTGGAGGTGGTGCCAGAAGTAACCGCTTTGAGGTCTTGGTAGAATTTCCTGCATTTGCTGGTGGTTCAGAAGATACTAGAAAAACTCCGTTTTTGGTAAGCTCTACATCTTTGCCTGCTTCTACTCTAGGTACTATTGAACGCCCATTCCGTGGTCGTGCATTAAAACTGGCTGGCGACAGAACATTTGATGAATGGACAGCTTCTTTCGTAAACGACACTGACTTTGCTTTGCGTGATGCGTTTGAACGCTGGCAAAATGCTATCAATGGTTATAACTCAAACACTGGTCTCACAAGTCCAGAAGATTATATGACCACTGTGAGTGTATATCAGCTTGACTCACAAGACAATCGAATTAAAGAATATATTTTGAAAATGGCATACCCTAGCAATGTTGGGGCAATTGAACTTGGTCAAGACACCAATGATTCTATCGAAGAATTTGAAGTAAGCTTCCAGTTCTCCGACATGACATCAAACACCACAACTTAATTTTGAGACTGGTTCTAAATAGGATTGTGTTGAGACTTAAAAACAATCAACACAATCCAAATTTAATAAGGTGATATACTGATTATGGCCCAAAGACAAGAAATGTTTAGTTGGCTTGATAAGAAATCGTTAGGCGATCAAGACGAAAACAAAAAAACACTATCCAATCAGATTGCTACTGATGATAATGATGGTGCTGTCGTTCTTGAAGATTCTATTAATGAGTTTATTCTCAACTACGATTTTACGTATAATAACCAAGCGGAGTTAATTAATACTTACAGAGAAGTCGCTAACTATAATGAAGTTGATTTTGCAATTGAAGATATTGTAAATGAAGCTGTTACATTTGGCGATAGTGATAGTAATGCTGTTGAGCTTGACCTTTCTTCTATTGACGATGAAATTTTATCTGAAAAGGTAAAAGAATTTGTTTATGAGAGTTGGGACAAGATTAATAATTTGTTGGACTTGAACACAACCATCCATAGACGATTTAAGTCTTTTTATATTGATGGTCGATTGTCTTATCAAAAAGTTATTGATAAAGCTAGTGTTTCTAATAACGGCCTTCTTAATATCATTCAACTTGATCCACGTTTCGTCACAAAGTTTCGTAACGTAGAATATGACAAAGCAAATCACACAATTCAAGCGGTTGATGAGTATTTCATTTATAATGAAAACATTGCCGAGACTAACCCAAGTGATCAGAAAACAAAACAAAACAAAAATTCTAATTTTAAAGAAGCTTTAAAGCTTAACAAAGAATCTATCACATATATTACATCTGGTATAACCGATAGCAATAGCGGATACGCTACCAGTTGGCTACACAAAGCGGTAAAGCCTGCTAACCAACTACGTATGATGGAAAACGCACTGGTTGTGTATCGTATCACTCGCGCACCAGAGCGTAGAGTTTTTTATGTCGATACATCCGGCATGACGAAGACAAAAGCAGAACAGTATCTAAAGAACCTGAAATCTAATTACAGAAATCGTATGTCTTACGATCCAGATTCAGGAAGCTTTAAAGATTCGCGTCACTTGATGACGATGCAGGAAGATTATTGGATGCCTAGAAACGCATCCACAGGCAAGGGTACAGAGGTTGACACTTTACCCGGTGGTTGCTTCGCCATGGACACTAAAGTGTCGCTACTGGACGGCAGAGAGCGTAGCATTGCCGAAATTCGGGATGAAATGGAAACAGGAAAAGAGTTATGGACTTATTCTGTTAATCCTGAAACCGGAAAGGTTGCTGCTGGTCTAATTTCATGGGCGGGCGTTACACAAAAATCCGCCGAAGTAATGAAACTTACTTTGGATAACGGGGAAGAAATAATTTGTACACCAGATCACAAGTTTCCTGTGTATGGTAAAGGATTTGTTCGGGCTGATAAGCTTTTAGAAAACGAAAGCATGATGCCTTTGTACAGAAAAAATGAGCAAATTTCTAAATACAAAAAACTTGATTATGAGCAGTATTTTGATAATGAATCCAAAAAATGGGTTTATACACACAGAATGGTTGCTAATGAACTAAAAGGTTCCAAGGTTAAAAACTTCGTATATGAATCAAATGATGATGGCGTTTATGATGTTAGACATCACGTTGATTTTGATAGATACAACAATGATCCAAGTAATCTTGTGTTTATGGGATGGAATGATCACCAGAAGCTACACACAGACAACGGCTTTAGTAGAGAGAGTATTCTATTAGGTACACAAGCAGCAAAAGAACGCTTGGTTGACATGAAAGAGTGTGATCCTGAATTGTATGAAGATCACTGTTCTAAAATTGCCGAAAGAACAAAAGATATGTGGAGCAATTTAAGCGAAGCTGATAAAAATGAAATTACTCAAAAAATGAGTAAATCAGCTAAACTTTACATTGAATCACTGAATGATGTAAATAGAGATATTAGGAATGAAAATTGCAGAATAAATGCCGTTAAAGCAAATGTTGCTTTTGTTGAAAAAATGGCAACTGATCCAGAATTTAACGAATGGTTTAGAATTAGACAAAGTGCTGGTTGGACTGATGAGCTTCGTTTGGAAAGAAGCCAACAAATGTTACAAACCAACAAAAATATTATTTGGGGCAAGAATGGAGAAGATAGTAGAAGCCGACATAAAAAGCAACAGAAGGTAGCCTACTCTTACAATATTCTTAACTTTATTATTGATTGTGTTAAGGGAAAAACAACACACCAAGTAACTGCTTTAGATGTTACGCAAATGTTAAATGAAAATGAGTCCATTTTAAATGAGCTTATTGAAGTTAATTCCGAGAAGTCTATTCCTAATTGGGAAGATAAGTTTACCCCCAATATGGTAAAGAAGTTGCCTAGTGATTTTGGTTATGATTCGTGGTCTGACTTTAGAAAGAAAGAAAGTCTACACAACCATAGAGTCGTCAAAATTGAGAAGTTAGCTGATAAGATTGAGGTTGGTACGCTTACCATTGATAAAAATGAGAAGCATCATGACTATCATACATTTGCATTAAGCTGTGGCATCTTTACAAAGAACTCGAATCTTGGTGACATAGAAGATGTCGTCTATTTCCTGAAACGCTTGTACAAGGCTCTCAACATCCCTATATCACGCCTTGAAGCCGACTCTATCGTTAGCCTTGGCAGAAACACAGAAATTAATCGTGATGAGCTTAAATTCGGAAAGTTTGTAACCAAAGTTAAGAAACGTTTCAACATGATGTTTCTTGATCTTCTACGAACTGAACTTATCCTTACAAAAGTAATTACAGGTAAGGAATGGGATAAAATAAAGAATCAGATCAAATTTATTTATTCACAAGACATGTATCTTGAAGAACAAAAGAAATTTGAAATGATGCGTGATCGTCTTGAGCTTCTAAATGAACTTAACGATTACGTAGGTAAGTATTTTTCTCACGATTATATTAGACGTCAAATTCTTAAACAATCTGACGAAGAGATTGAAGAACAAGATAAGCTGATTGAAAAAGAAAAAACAAACAAACAATATAACTCTGATGAAGAAGAGCAGGGTAGATTTTAAACCAATTTATAGAAAGCAACTAGAGGAAGTGTAACATGAACACAGAACAACAATTCGTTGATCTTATTAAAGAAGGCAAAGTTGCTGACGCTATGCAACTTATTAAAACAGCATTAACCGAAATGGCTGGTGCTAGTATTGTTGATACTAAATTTGAAATTGCCGAAGGTTATGGAATGAAGAAAAAGCCTATGGAAGAAGATGATTATGACATGGAAGATCATGAGCATTCCAAAGAAGATTCCATGGAAAATAAAATGATTAAGGGCATGAAAGGCACTAAATCAGAAGCTAAAAAAATGGTAGATAAAATGCAGAAAGCCCCTACCATGAAAAAAGACGAAATGGACATGGACGATGAAGAAGACGAAGATATGATCAATGATGAGAAAATGAAAGAAATGAAAAAGATGAAGAAATAAGGATTCTTACATTATGTCAGAAGAACAAACACAGGAAGAATTAGACGAAGCTACTAAAAAGACTCGTGTTGATTCCAAAGGGAAGAAAACAAAAAGAGGGTCAAATGTAAACCGGGTTTTAAGTTAAAGTCCAATGGTTTGAGTTGTGTAAAGATGACCGGTTCTGAAAAAGCCGGTAGAAAAAAGGCTGCTAAAAAATCAGTTAAAACCCGCAAGGGAAAATCTCAGGCTGGTAGTAATCGTAAAAGAGCTAAGGCTATAAAGAAACGCAAGGGTTTAGGTCTTAGTTAAAACTCATTAAAAGGATTATTTAACAATGAAAACATTTCCAGAATTTTTAAAAGATCAAAAAGAACTTTCTGAGGCGGCTCAACCTGAATGGCGCGTTGCTTTTAAGAAAACAAAAATGAACGGTGTAGATATCTCTGATAGCCCTGTAACTGTAAAGGCAAGAGATACTAGAGAAGCCATTTTAAAAGCTGCTAAGAAGGTTGGTATTTCTGACAAGTCCGCCGCCATGCAATTGAAAACAAAATCTGTAGAAAAGCAAGATGATTAAGACATTTTCAGACTATGTTTCTGATATGAATCTAGAAGAAAGCTTGAAAGGCCAAGATCAAATAAAGCTCTTTCAGTCAGTTCTTAAAGCTCGTGATATAGAAGTTAAGTTTATAGCCGCTTATAACAGTAGTGATTCTACTATGAAGGTCAGAGCAAAGTCTGTAGATAAAAATAAAGTGTTTAACCTCTACATTCGTGACATTCAACTAACAGATATTAGTCAATCAATGAATGTAGATTTTTAAAGGACAATAAAAAAAAATGCCTTCGCGGTGCTACCAACACCCAAGGCAACTATTTCCTAATAAGAGGAACCAGCATGAATATTTATAAAAATTTTGATGGTAAATTTATAAATGAAAAAATAAAATTTATGCCACAAACATACAAAAAATTTGAAAAAGAAATATTGAATTTGATGGAAATTGTGTTTTGGGCAAAAGAGAAAAAAGAAGCAATTCTTTGTTACAGAAAGAATATTCAGTCATGTCCAAAATGCGAAAATTGTGATTGCGATTCCGTATTTAGAGGTTCACAAAGTGGTGGAGGATATAATAGATTTTGTGACAAAAAGAATTGCTTTCTTGCGGCAGCATCTTTATCAGGTACAAAAGAAGCACAAAATAAATCTAAAATTACATCAATGAAAAATTGGGGAGTAGAGTTTCCAAGCAAAAGCATAAAAGTTAGAGAAAAAAATAAATAGAACATACGATAAAAATTATGGTGGACACCCATTTTGCAAATGAATCATTAAGACAAGAAATATACAAAACTTGCAGAAAAAAATTTGGCGGTGATAATCCAATGAATTCTCAGTCTGTTAGAGATAAGAGAGAAGTTACATGGATTTCTAATTATGGATTTGAAAATGCATCAAGCTCTCCTGTTGTTAGAAAGAAAGTAGCAAAAACAAATCAAGATCGGTATGGAGGGAATTCCCCCTTTTCTGATCCAAATGTTATAAAAAAATATAAAGAAAGTTGTTTAAATAATTTTGGATATGACAATCCCTTAAAGTCACCCCAAGTATGGGAAAAAATAAGAGATACTTTAGAAGATAGGTATGGAGTTCGTCATAACATGCACCATACAAGTACATCTGAAAAAGCCAATACTTCAAACTTTAGAGATTATACAAGTTTATTGGGGAATTTATACAGAGTGCAGGGTTATGAGCATTTTGCTATTGAGTTATTGGAAAGCCAAAATATAAAGTTTCAAAACAATAGGTTTGCTGTAGGTACTTTAAAATACAAAACTAAAGACAAGGTTAGATATTACTTTCCTGATTTTAAATTGTCTGATAAGTCTTTTATAGAAGTAAAAAGTGAATATACACTCAATAAAGATATTATCAAATTATGCGATATTATCAATTCAAATGAATCTATAGAGTTAATAATATGGGTATTTGATAAAAATGGTAATTTAATAAATAATTACAACAAAACGGATATTCTAAGAAAAGGTCAACAATTATGTCTAATGTAAAAAACCTTCTACTTGAGACTTCCAGTGAAGTAGAAGTTCTTACAGAACAAACGGAAGATGGGAAGCAGTTGTTTATTGAAGGTATATTTGCTCAAGCTTCAAAAGTGAACGGCAATGGTCGTTTGTATGAAAGAAATATTATGGAATCAGCAATTTCAAAATATGTATCAGACTATGTTTCAAAACGTAGAGCTTTGGGCGAGCTTAATCATCCAGAAAATAGATGTTTTCCTGATCCAGCCGAAGCCGCTATTATTATTACTGAACTGAAATGGGGTTCGGGTGATGATGTCTATGGAAAAGCAAAGGTTCTTAACACACCCAAAGGACAAATTGTAAAGGGTTTGTTAGAAGGTGGGTTTAACATGGGCGTATCCACACGCGCATTAGGCTCTTTAAAAGAAAGAGGTGGTATTAAGTATGTACAAGATGATTTGATGTTTACGGCTGTTGATGTAGTTGATAAGCCCAGCGGTCCCGACTGCTATGTAAATCCTTTGAGTGAACAAATTAATGAATGGGTTAATAAGAATGGAGTTTGGGTTCCTGCTGTACAAGAGGATGGTATTGCTATTGATGAAGGACTTTTTTTAGAGAAATTAGAGCAGTATATTCGATTTAGAGTAAAAAATCAATAGTTTGAATTAAAAGTATTATAAATAGAATTACAATGATTAGAGAAACGAGGTTTTAATATGAATGATCATGTAAAAGCCCTCTTCGAAGGCCAAGAGCTTTCAGAGGATTTCAAACAAAAAGCAAGTGTGATTATCGAATCTATGCTGTCTGAAAAAGAAGCTGAAATTCGTGAATCTATTGTGGGTGAACAGACCACTTTGTTTGAATCACAAGTAGAAGAAAAAACAAGTGAGCTTGAATCACTGTCTGAGGCATATGTAACTGAAGAAGTCTTGCCTACCATTAGTAAGTATCTTACCGCTGCTGTAAATGAATGGCAAGAAGAAAATGCTATTGCTATTGAGTCCGGTGTAAAAGTTGAATTGGCTGAATCTTTCTTGAAGGGTTTTGTTGGTCTGGCAGAAGCACACAATCTGTCTGTTCCCGAAGGGTCTGATAGCATTGTTGAAAAGACTCAGAAAGACCTTGAGCAAGTTAAAGCAAAGCTAGACAGCCTGACTGAAAAGAATGTTGAACTGAAAGAATCTCTTGATGAACAAACTCGGTCTATCGTTATCGCTCGTGTATGTTCTGATCTGACTGAAAGCCAGAAAGAGAAGTTTACTACTTATTCTGAGTCTCTGCAATTCAAAACACAAGATCAGTTTGAATCTGCTGTATCTCAATTGAAAGAATCTTATTTCCCTAAAACTGGCGATAAGAAAGTTGAGGAAGATGAGCAAGAAAAAATTCTTGAAAATCAGGATTTGAATGAAAAAGATAATGATCAAGAAAGTGCTTGGCTGAAAAGTTTTGTCGGTCGGCTTTAATTAGAACACCGAGTTATATAAATACAATTAATAACTTTACAAAGAAAGGTAGGATTAAACAATGAGTAAGCTACTTAAAGAAGCTGTAGACAAAGTAATGAATGACGAGAAAGCGCCAGTCATCAATGATGATTATCGTCGTCAAGTTACAGAAGCTGTTATCGAAAACCAAATTAAATACAATCAGGGTATGAACGAATCCGATGCCCCGACTAACCAAACAGGTGGCGTTGCTAACTTTGATCCTGTCCTAATCAAAATGGTTCGTCGCTCCATGCCTAAGCTGATGGCTTTTGACTTGACTGGCGTACAATCAATGACCGGCCCTACTGGTTCGATTTTTGCAATGCGCGCTCGTTACAGCACTCAGGATGGCACAGAAGCTTTGTTTGATGAAGCTAACAGTGGTTTCTCTGGTGCAGGCACACAAGCTGGTGATACCTCTGGTTTTCCCGCTGATGCATTCGGTACTGGTAATCCCTCTGCTGGAACCACACATGGTACTGGTATGACTACCGCCGCTGCTCAAACACTGGGTTCAGGTAGTGATCCTTGGAACGAAATGGCTTTCAGTATCGAACGTACTGACGTTTCTGTTAAAAGCCGTAAATTGAAAGCTCAGTTCTCTCGTGAATTGGCTTACGATTTGAAAAACATTCACAACATGGATGCTGAAACTGAACTTGCAAACATTTTGTCAACAGAAATCACTGCCGAAATTGACCGTGAAATCCTGCGTACAATCAACATCTCTGCTGTTGTTGGCGCTCAAAGTGCTGCTGTACCGGGTCTGTTCGATCTGGCTGCTGACAGTGATGGTCGTTGGCTGGTAGAGAAGTTCAAAGGTCTGTTGTTCCAAATCGAACTGGAAGCAAACCGTGTAGCTATCGAAACTCGCCGTGGTCGTGC